CACTTCCTCGCCCGCCGATGGGCGTCCCGGACGATGGCGGAGAGATCGTAACGGCCTGCGGTAACGAATTGCGTCATGTCTTGTCTCCTGCTGTGGTTCGTTTATGCTCCTATTCGGCCCCCAAGTCAATGCACCGTGCATCAAATAGTTGGCCTGTGGATAACTCATGCTACTAGAGTTCATGCTCGCTACTGCCCTGGTGACGGTGACGGACGGGGACACCATCCGGGCCAACGGCGAGCCTTACCGCCTGGTCGGGTTCAACACGCCTGAGCTATCCACGGGCAAGTGCGAGGCCGAGCGCAAGCTTGCCACCCAGGCCAGAGTGAGGCTGCAGCAGCTGGTGCGGGAGCCCACGGCACGGCTGCAAGAGGTGCTCTGCCACGGATCAAACTTTGGCAGAAAGTGCGCAGTCGTGTATGTTGGCGGCAGGAACATCGCGAGCCTCATGGTCCGCGAGCGCCTGGCCGAGGACTACTGGTGCAGCTCGTCGGGCTGCCCTCGGCGTAAGAACTGGTGTGTTCAGGATAGGTGACCCATGATCGAGTTGTTAGTTAGCCTCCTCGTATTCCTGCTCATCCTGGGCTTGGTCTGGTATGTGATCCAGATGCTTCCCCTCCCCGAACCGTTCGGGCGGATAGCGCAGGTAGTGCTCGTCGTCGTCGCGATCATATTCCTCATCTACTTTCTGATGGGCGCGCTAGGTTCCGGCCCCAGCTTCAGCCTGCGCCGATAGGGGATGGCCATGTATCAAGAGCTCATGCACCAGATCGTTGAGGCTGTCCGCCGCATTCATGGCGAGGACCGCTGGCCCTCCGACGTAGAGCAGAAGGTCGACCAGATCAGCGAACTTCTCCAGATCATCCTGCGGCGGTGAGCCACTGGCGGCGCGACGGGTTCCACACCTTCGCGGTGAGGGGGCGTCGCTGCATTCCTAGTGATTATCGGCGGGTTTGGTATCACAAGCAGGGGGCTCTGTGGAGAGTTACGCAACCTACTTCCCCTTCGCCGTCTTCGCCGTCGTCATGGTCGGGCTAGTGCTCCACCTGTTCCTTAGGGGCTAGGATTGTTTGAGAAGGCCGCCTGCGCCGTTTCTGACTTCGCCGGTCATCCCCTAGCCATGCTGCTCTCGACCGCCCTCATTGGGCTCCTGTGGGCCGTATGGGGCCTAGAGACGGCGAACATAGCCATCAGCATCGTCAGCCTCGCCCTCCTCCACCTGTTACAATCGAGCCAGAACAGAGATGGGGCTGCATTGCAGACCAAGCTTGACGCCCTCATCAAAGCAAGCGATGCTCCAGATGATGTTGCGGGCATCGATAAGTTGCCCCGCGAAGTCATAGAGGAGCGACGAGGAACATGACCGGGGACCAATGCACCTGCAAGGCCTGCAACGACGATCCATCCGCCGGGGCGGCAATAATTGGGCGCGAGCTTCTAAAGGCTATCAACGGACAGAAGTTCGATTACCAATTACTTGAGAAGCACGCGCGTCTCTGCCTCTCTCCGCTAACGGCCCCATCCGCCGGGGCGGTGTCTGACGAGTTGGTAGAGGCTGCAATTTACCATCGTATGGCTGAAGTTCTCCATGGCAAGACAATGCTTGCAACGAGCAAGCCGACAGCCATCGCTACGATTGAGGCATATCTACACGATGCAGGCCGCCGTGGGATGACAGAGGCCGCTAACATCATCGACACCCTCACGCGAGAGCGGGACGACTGGGAGAGCTTTGCCAGAGAGCTTGAGGCAGAGCTAGAGCGGAAGACGGAGGCGCTGCGGCCGTTCGCCAAGGCCGGAGAGTTGTTCGCCCCCCGTGATGCCGACAGCTACGATCAGTGCATCTACAGCCCGGCGGCAGGAGAGGAATACTACCTTACGGGGGATCATTTACGGCAAGCCCGCGCCGCCCTCTCCCCGCCCGCCAGCGGTGACGCATCTTGACCGGCGACGAATGCAAGTGCAAACAGTGCACAGGAGGAGGCGACATGCCTGGAACAATCGACCATAACACCGTCCGTTGGAACATGCTTGGCATGGCCCAGAACCACTATCCCGATGACTACCTAGCCAAGGCAGACGAGTGGGCCGGCTGGATCAACGGCGACATCGACCGCTACAACGCATTCCTAACAGCAGCCCGCGATCCCAAGCACGCCAAGAACCCTATTCCCCAAGCTGGCAAGATCGAGAAGTGGGCCAAGCGCAACCCGCAACCCGTCCAGCACGAGAGCGTCGTCGCCGTGAAGGGCCAGGAGCCGCCCATCCGCCGCAAGCCCGGCCGCCCAGCCAAGGCCCGCAAGTGAGGGTGCCCCGCCTCGCAGATGACCTACTCGCCGTCCAAGAGCGCCCCGACGGCCACACCCCCATCCGCCGCACCACCCGCGACGGACACACATACGCCCGCGTATGGTGCGAAGAACTCGGCATGTATGCATGGCAGCTAGAACAGGACGACAAGCCAAACTGGCCCGTCCTTATTGGCGCAACAGCCCTGTTCGTGGTAACATGCTCCCTCCTCGCCACTCTAGGCGTCGCTATGCTCAAGCTTAGCGGCGTGATGTAAGCGTGACATTTAAGCATCGTTAAACGATTATGAAAACGCCCGGCAGAAAACCCCCAACTGGGGGGCACCTCTTTCAGAAGGGGAACAAGCTTGGAGGCCGCAAGCCGATCCCGCCCGACGTTAAAGAGATAGCTCGTGGCCTCTCGCCCGCTGCAATCACAACGCTTGGCGAGATCATGAAGGACAAGGGCGCGACCGCTGGCGCCCGCGTCTCGGCCGCCGCCACCATCCTAGACCGAGCCTATGGCAAGGCCCCGCAGCACATCACGATGGAGCGCGTCGAAGACCTGACCAATGCAGAACTCGCAGACGAACTCAACACCGTCATCGCTGGACTACGAACGCTCGGCGTTGATGCAACGCTTTCGCAGCCTGAGCGAGGTGGTTCAGGCACGGGCGACCCGCAAGCGGGTTCTAGGGTCACTCATTGAGTATGCCCGGCTAGCGGGCTTTGAGCCGGCCGCACATCATAGGCTTCTGGTTCGTGACCTGGAAGCGGTGGCGTCGGGGCATGTTGAAACGCTGATCATTGAAATGCCTCCGGGGTCGGCAAAATCGACCTATGTTAATTTTTTGTTCCCCGCATGGTTTATGTCTAACAACCCAGAGCTTAACGTTCTGACGGCCTCCCACTCCTCAGAGTTGGCTGAGAGATGGGGGAGGAAGACGCGCAATTTAATGGTCGAGCATAGCAAGACAACGGGCATTCATTTATCGGATGATAGTTCTGCGGCCTACAGGTGGGCCACGGAGAAGGGGGGCGAATATTATGCTGTGGGTGTGGGCGTCGGCATCGCTGGTTACCGGGCTGATATCGGGATCATTGATGACCCTTTTGGCAGCCGCGAGGATGCGGAAAGCAAGAGGATTAGAGACAAGCGTTGGGAGTGGTATACCGACGACTTCAGCAGCCGACTCAAGCCCTCGGCTCGTCGGGTTATCTTGCACACTCGATGGCACGACGACGACTTGGCTGGTCGAGTTAAACGGCAGCTCGCCGCACTTGGAAGGCCACACATTATCCTCAGACTGCCAGCCGAAGCCGAAACTCACGACCCACTAGGGCGTTCACCTGGTGAGCTTTTGTGGGATGATCCGGGGGGATACAACTATGGCGCATTCCTACGAGCGCGTAAGCAGGAGAGCGATAGTCGCACGTGGTCTAGCCTCTACCAGCAGAACCCCGTGCCCGACACTGGTGACTTCTTCAAGGCCGAGTGGCTCTTTCCGGTCGACAATGCGCCGCCTAGAGAGAGCCTTAGGCTATACGGGGCCAGCGACTACGCAGTCACATCTAACGGAGGGGATTATACGGTTCATGTCATCCTTGGCCTGGATTATGACGGCAACCCGTATCTGGTTGATCTCTGGCGTCAGCAGGCTGCGTCGAATGTATGGGTCGACGCCTTCTGCGAATTGGTCAAGAAGTGGGAACCGCTGGATTGGGCAGAGGAGCAGGGGCAGATTAAGAGCGCTCTTGGGCCCTACATCGAACAGAGGATGATTGAGCTTGAGGCTTATACCGCGCGGCACCAGTTTCCTACCAAGTATGATAAGGCCGTGCGGGCACAGTCATTTCGTTCCCTCATTGCGACCCGAGGGCTGCGCTACCGAGGCAACGCGCCGTGGCGAGCAACTTTCGAGAACGAGTTATTGCGCTTCCCGGCCGGTATACATGACGACATCGTCGATGCCTGTGGCTTGGTGGGTCAGTTGGTCGACCAGCTAACGACGCCTGAGCGGCCCAAGGTTGAAAAGCCTGTGTATTCAGGGTATCGGTCGGTAAGCGACCACGCGTCCCCCATGTCGGTGAAAGACCTATGAGCATTGCCCCCGCCCTCTTAGTCCTTGCCGATGGGGGCGAGCGGTATGTGGGGCTCACGCGGTCATTGGCAGGCGCTTCGCTGATTGAGTTTTGCGGGCGCATGTTCCAGCGGACGGCCGAGACGACGCGCGGCGGCTGGCCCGTCTACAGGGAACCCAACTGATGGCAGGCGAAGACAGCGACACGGCCTCGGACGCTCGCCCAACCGAGGACGGCCTGCCGCTGGACCGGCTCAAGAGGCAGCTGAGCGACTTTCACGGCAACAAGGACGCCGAGCGTCGGGAGCGCCAGGAGAGCCGCCGCTACTACCACGGTGCCCACTGGACAGCCAAAGAGATTGCGACGCTCAACAAGCGGCGTCAGCCTGTCGTCACGTTCAACCGCATCAGCCGCAAGATAGACGGCACGGTCGGGCTGCTTGAGCGGCTGAGGCAGGATCCCAAGGCTTACCCGCGCTCGCCCAACGGGGACGAGGGGGCGAGCATTGCGACGTTCGTGCTCAACTACGCCCTCGACACCAACCAGTGGAAAGACCTGAGCCCGGACTGCGCCCATCGTGGCGCGGTGGACGGCATCGGCGGGGTCGAATTGGGGCTAGAGCAAGGCGACCACGGCGACCCCGACGTAACGCTGCGAGAGGTGGACCCCGATGAGTTCTTCTACGACCCGCGCTCTAAGCGTGCTGACTTCGACGATGCGCGCTTTCAGGGCGTGGAGAAGTGGGTCGACCTTGAGGACGCTGTTGACCTGTTTCCCGATCACGAGGACGCGCTGCGAACCCGCATTGGTCAGGGTGGCCTATCGTCTTCCTCCGGGCGGGGTGACGACGAGAATGAGCAGCGGTGGCACAACGTCAGGGAACGGAAGCTGCGGCTGGTAGAGCACTGGTATCGGCACCGCGGCGAGTGGTGGTATTGCTTTTATACGGGCGACCTTATCCTGGACAAAGGGCCGAGCCCCTTCAAGGACGAGAAGGGCAAGACGTTCTGCCGGTTCATCATGTTCAGCAACAACGTTGATCACGACATGGACCGCTACGGGTTCGTCCGGCAGCTGAAGAGCCCGAACGACGAGATCAACCAGCGGCGCAGCAAGGGCCTGCACCTGTTCAACAGCCGCCGCATCATTGCGGAAAAGGGCGCGGTGTCCAAGGTGGACGAGGCACGCGCCGAGGCAGCGCGGGCTGACGGCTACATCGAGGTGAACAACGGCAAGCGGTTTGAGTTCGACGACGTGTCTCGCCAAGCGGATGCGCAAGGCAACCTCGCCATGCTGACGGAGGCTAAGAGTGAGCTTGAGAACTTCGGACCCAACCCAGCGCTGGTTGGACAGGGCACAGGAGTGGCAGGAAGCTCAGGCCGAGCTATTTCGCTGCTACAGCAGGCTGGTATCGCTGACCTTGGACCCTTCATTCTTCGTTATAGAGGATGGAAGCTACGAGTCTATCGGGCCGTCTGGAACGCTGTTCAACAGTTCTGGACCGGCGAGCGATGGATTAGAGTCACCGACAGCGATGAACTCACCCAATTCGTCCAGGTGAACGGCCTTGAGATGGGCCCTGCTGGTCCTCAGCTTGTTAATGCTCTTGGATCGCTCGACGTTGACATCATCCTCGACGAGGGCCCTGACCAGATCAATTCTATGGCTGATGCTCTCGATACATTGTTGCAAGCGCAGCAACGCGGCTCGCCCATCCCGCCCGATGTTATCATCGAGCTCATGTCGCTCCCTGCTAGCCTCAAGCGCCGCATCCTTGAGAAAATGCAGCCGCAGCCTCCTGATCCGTTGGTCCGGGCTGGCGCAGAGGCTGAGGTTGCAGAGAAGCAGGCTTCCGCAGTAGGCAAGCAGGCCAAGGCCGCCAAGGACACGGCCGAGGCCGAGCAGACGCGTCTTGAGACAGGACTAGCCGCCGCTCCCTTCCAAGCCCTCGCTCCTCTAGGGCCGGTTGAGCAGGCGCTAGTGGGGCCGGCCGGCATGCCCCCTGCTGCCGCGCCGGCCCCAACAATGCCACCGGGGTTCTAGCCCGTGGCGGTTGACCTGCTGCTAGGCGACTGCCTCGACGTGCTGCCGACGCTGGCTGACGCGTCGGTGGATAGCATCGTTACCGACCCGCCCTACGAGTTAGGCTTTATGGGCAAGGGCTGGGATCGTTCGGGCATTGCCAACAGTGGTGAGCTATGGTGCAAGGCCCTGCGGGTGCTCAAGCCCGGCGGCCATCTCTTAGCCTTCAGCGGCTCCCGCACCTATCATCGCATGGTCTGCGCCATCGAGGATGCGGGCTTCGAGATACGCGACCAGATTATGTGGGTATACGGCTCGGGGTTTCCCAAGTCGCATGACGTGAGCAAGGGGATTGATAAGGCGGCTGGGGCAGAGCGTGAGGTTACAGGCCGGCGCACAGACGGTCGTTATGCTTACGAATTTAGTGAAGCCGCCTCGCGGTCTGGCGGCATCATGGGCCAAGCCGCCGTGCAAGAGTCACGCGGTATCATCACCACTCCCGCCACCCTCGCCGCCCGCCAGTGGCAAGGCTGGGGCACCGCGCTCAAGCCCGCCCACGAGCCCATCGTCCTCGCCCGCAAGCCCCTGGAGGGCACGGTAGCGGCCAATGTGCTGAAGCACGGCACGGGGGGGCTCAATATCGACGGATGCCGCGTGGCAGCTGCTGCAGGCGACTACGATCATCCTGGCGACCTAACCAAGCGGCCGATGGCGGTTAACTCATTCGCGGCAGCAGAGCAGGGCGCGCTCAAGGTCACGCAGGCCCCGCCTAATGGGCTCGGCCGCTGGCCCGCCAACATCATCCACGATGGCTCTGACGAGGTGATGGCGGCGTTCCCTGAAGGCCGCTCAGCCGGCAACTATCCGAGCGAGAGCGTTGGCACCGGCAAGGGGACGACCTATCTGCCGACGAAACCGCAGGGCCAACTTTATAGTGACTCCGGCTCTGCCGCCCGCTTCTTCTACTGCGCCAAGGCGTCGAAGAAGGACAGGGGTGAGGGCAACACCCACCCGACCGTCAAGCCCACCGACCTGATGCGCTACCTCTGCCGCCTCGTCACACCACCAGGCGGCACTGTCCTCGATCCGTTCATGGGCAGCGGCTCAACGGGGCGGGGTGCTGTGCTGGAGGGCTTCAACTTCATCGGCATCGAGCGCGAGGCCGAGTATCACGCCATCGCGGAGAGACGCATTGACGACGTGGTTTCTAATGTGCCCCTATGCCTGCCTCTTGGTGCGCCTATGCCAAGGATGGCAGCCGGTGGCTGATTTGGGGCCTACGCATGGTGAATGGGCCGTGCTATGCGAGTGGCGAGGAGAGGGCGAGCCATGACTGAGAGCTATCGGGACAAGGTGAACGCCGCCAACCGCGCCATCTACCTCAAGCGGGTCGTCAGCCAGCCGACGCAGCAGAGCAACGTCAAGGCCAAGCTGGACAAGAACAGTCCGACCGGGATTAGCCGGGACAAGGGCAAGTGACCATCCCCGACCAGGGGCTGACGGAAGAGGACAGGCTCATCGAACAGCTTAATTCGATAGTGTCCGAATTGTATGATGAGCAGGAGGAGCGGCGGAACGAGCGCAAGATTTGGCTCCTCGTAATGGTTGCCCTCACTGCCTTTGCCATTATAGGCTGGGTGAACTAGGAGCCCACGATGCGCTTTGAACGTGACTTGCCGGCCATTGTTGCGCTTGTCGCGCTCTTGGTCGGCCCCGAGGCGAAGGCCGACCACACGCACTTCTACGTTGTCAACCGCAGTCCGGTCACAATCATGAACGTCTACGCCACGTCGGTCGTGAACCGCAGCTTCGGGCAAGACCTTCTCGGTGACGCGGTCATCGCGCCCGGCGCCCGCAAGCGGGTTGTGCCCCATGACAACCGCGGCTGCCTCTTTGACGTGGCCTTCACGTTCTACGGCGGGCATGTGGTGAACAGGCGGGGCTTAGATCTCTGCACGATCACTGAGCTTTCCACGACAGGCCAGGGCGTGGGCGTCCCCAACCGCAACCAGCGGCCCACCACGTATCGCGACTTTCACTGAATGGCCGTCGAAGTCACCATTCCTATCGCGTCCATGACGAGCGGCAACACTGCGCTTGAGCGGGCGCGTGTCTCTGCCGCTCGGACGGCCCTCACTCAAGCGGCTGTGCTGACCGGCAATTACAGCAGTTGGCGCTCAGGGGCCGATGTTGTTATCTCGTTTGAGACGCGCGCCATCGTTGGCGGGGACGGCGAGCCAGGGGCTGCCGGGCCGCCGGGACCAATGGGACCGCCGGGGGAAAAGGGAGAAACGGGGAATGCAGGCTCTATTGGACCCCAAGGTGACGCTGGCCCTGCTGGAGCACCTGGCCAACCGGGCCTTTCTGGAGAGCGAGGCCCCCAAGGAGAGCCCGGCCTACAAGGCTCTATTGGTTTACAGGGCCCTAAGGGCGACACAGGTGCGGAAGGAACACCTGGCCAGGCTGGCCAAGCTGGTGAGCAAGGCCCGCAAGGTGCGAAAGGCGACACGGGGCTTCCAGGCTCACCTGGCGCGAAAGGCGACAAAGGGGACCAAGGGGACCAAGGCATACAGGGGCAGACAGGCTTAACCGGCCAGACCGGGGCGACGGGGCCGGCCGGGACCGACACGTCTATTGTGCGGGTGCTAACAGCTGATGCTGCAGGTGCGAACAGCAATGCAGCTCAGCCGCTGCTGCCCGGTGCGGCCGCGATCAACTTGGCAGCCTCTACCGCTTACGAGTTAGAGATGCTTGCCAACATCACGCGCTCTGCGGGCACCACGAGCCACACAGTTGGCCTCAGCTTCGGCGGGACGGCCACCCTACAGGCAACGGGCGGGATCGAGTATACGGCCCTCTCAGGCAATCCTACGGGCAACGTGCTCGGCCCCGCCTCGACCATCCGGGGCGAGGTAGCGACAAACGTCGTCGTGACGGCAGCCAACACGGTCGCCACTGAGAACCTACGCATCGTCGTCCTGGGCGTCGTCCGCACCAATGCAGCGGGCACATTCGTGCCGCAATTCACCTATTCGGCCGCTCCTGGCGGAGCGCCTAGCATTCGCCGGAATAGTTATGTAAAACTGCGCCCCATCGGTGCCGCGAACGTGGCGGGGGTGAACTAGTGTCGACCATTGCAGGCATCGAGGCCGTTGAGCTTCTAGCTTCCGCAGACCCAGCTCTGGCCGATGCCGTTCGCAAGCGTGGCCGCAAGCCGGTTGTCGAGCGCACCGCAGCGCAGCCTCTGACCATCAACGGGATCGAGGGTGTCATCTTCGCCGCCGCCTCAGGCGGGCCGGGAACGGTCTTTCGCCTTGATAGCATTGACCAAGCGGCGGCCTTGGCGGCAAGGCACCGCGGCCAGCGTGTCGTTGTCGTGGTCGATAGCTCTGGCTCCATCGTGGCCTCTGCGCCCGCAGCGCCGGTCAACACGGTCGCTCCTGCCATCACGGGCACCCTGATTGAGGGCCAGACCCTCACGGCCTCTACGGGCACGTGGACGGGCTCTCCGGCGCCTACCTACACCTACCAATGGCAGGCCGACACGGGCGGCAACGGCACCTTCGCCAACATCGGCGGAGCGACGAATAGCACCTACCTGCTGACGAGCGGCGAGGTAGGCGACGACGTGCGCGTTGTGGTCACGGCCACCAACGCATCGGGCGCGGTGTCTGCCAACTCGGCCGAGACGGCCACGATTGCGGCCCTCGACACAACCCCGGCCGCCTTCTCGTTCACCGACATTACGGATGCCACGCTCTCGACGGTCTATGAGAGCAACACGATCACGGTCACCGGCATCAACGGCACGGCCACGGTCACGATCACGGGCGGCGAGTATAGCCAGAACGGCGGCGCCTACACGAGCAGCGCCGGGACCGCTGTGGTCAACGACACCTTCAAGGTGCGCCATACCTCATCCGGGAGCAACTCGACTGCGACGAACACGGCCCTCACGATCGGCGGCGTCTCGGACACCTACACGACCACGACCGCAGCGGCTGCTGACACGACACCGGACGCCTTCACCTTCACTGACATTACGGACGCGACCGTCTCGACCCTTTACGAGTCGAACACCATCACGGTGACCGGCATCACTGCGGCTGCCAACCTCACGATCACGGGCGGCGAATACTCGATCAACGGCGGGGCCTATGCCTCATCGGCCACGACCGTTGTCGTTAACGACACGGTGAAGGTGCGGCATACCTCATCGGCATCGAACAGCACAGCTACCAATACCGTGCTGACCATCGGCGGCGTGAGCGACACCTACACGACAACCACAGCCGCGGCGGGCGACTGGTGGGAGGACGCGGCATACGACAACCAGTCCGTCATCGCAGACTTCAACAACAACCGGTATGCGCTGCCTGCTGAGGTTGAACTGATTACGAATGGCGACTTTAATGGGAGCGCGACCGGGTGGACGCTCACCAATGTTGCCTACAATGCCGGGGCCATTGAAGACACAATTGGGGGCGCAAACGGCACGGCGGTCCAGTCGATTTCTCTCGTTGCGGGCAATTTGTATATTGTCACTTATACAGTTGTTTCAGTAAGTGGGGCAAATGTACAAATTCAGTTTACTGGGGGCACAGCTGTTTCGGGAACGTCCCGTTCTTCTCCTGGCACATATACGCAGTATCTTACGGCGCTATCTGGCAATAATGCCGTCCGTATTCAAGGCACTTCGTCTGCTGCTCTATGGAATGTCGACAACGTTTCCGTCAAAGAGGTGAACCTCACCGCCAGCGGTGGCGTCTACCCCAAGCGCTCTGCCACCTTTGACGAGGTGTTCGCCTACACGGCGGCGAGCACGACGGCGCGCACGTATATCGCGTCTGGCGGCACCATGATGAACGACCTTGCCGTCAACGCCCCCCGCTTCACCTACATCAACACCGACCGGCAGTTGCGGCTGGAGAGCGCGGCGACGAACGTTTTCCTGAATAGCGCGACAGGCGTGACACAGAGCATAAGCGTCACCGCACAGGCTTACACGCTGTCGTTCTATGGGACGGGAACCATTACCTTAAGCGGCGTCTCAACGGCGGGTCCGCTGGTTGGGACGGGTGCGAACAATCGTGTCAGCCTCACCCTTACGCCAACAGCCGGTAGCTTGACCCTAACTGTGTCTGGGACGACTACCAACGTTCAACTAGAGGCGTCATCCTTCGTCACCGATTACATTCCAACAGCAGGTGCCTCAGTCACGCGCGCCATTGAGACGGCCCGCTTCAGCCCGCTGATTGAGGCTATCTTGCAGCGGACGGCGGCGAGTGTGGTAGTGCGGGCTGATCTGACCAACACGGGCGCAACAGATCGCAGGTATATGGGCGGAGCGACTACCGTTGCGCTGGCCTTTGCCGATGCTACGGCGACGGTCGTTGGTGCGACGAACGCCACGAATGAAGTTACGGCTACCATTGGCGGGGCGGGGAGCAACGCGAACGCTCTAGGCGTTGCCTTGGGTTACGATGGCAGCGGCCGGTCGCTGACGGCGAACGGCGGGACAGTGGGGACCGACGCTAATACGGCTGGCAGCCTGACAACCGTTTACCTAGGGCGCGACACCACGAATGCGGCGGGCACTTACGGCGACGGCTACTACGATTACGTCGCCATTTCGCCCGAGCGCCTGCCCGACGCAACCCTAATAGCCCTCGCGGTGGCAGCATGAGCGTAGAACAGCACAAGCGTTACCTGCGCTTCACGACAGACGAGGCTCGCCGGCTGGCATCCCGGCTGCTCGCGGGCATGGAGGACGGCGACGTTTCCTCCCCCTCCGACTTCTTCTATGATGGGTGGATCAACGGCTATTACTGGGCCATGCACGTCATGGGCGCTAACGGGCGTGTCAGATACCCAGAGGGGCACGCACAGGCCGGGCAACTCATCCCAGGCCACTTTGTCATCATGGCGTGGCAAGGGCCTCTCAGCGAGGCCCCTACGCGGCTCAGAGACTACGTTGTGACGGATGCCCAGATCGCGGCGACGTTCCCCGATGGGGTTCCCGAGATTATGGGTTAGGAGAAATCATGGCGCGCGCAATCTACCCGAAATACAAGGAGGCCATCCTAAGCGGTGGCGCGAACACTGACCTTGTCACGGGGACGGTCAAGGTTGCCTTGGTTGATACCGGCACCTACACCTACAGCGCCGCCCATGACTTTCTGAACGACATTTCGGGCGTGGTTGGGACCGCTATCACGCTCGCCGGCACAAAGACCACGACAAACGGCACCTTCAAGACCAGCACGGCGACGCAGACATTTACTGCCGTGTCGGGATCGACGGCCGAGGCCCTCATCTATTACATCGACACGGGCGTCGCCGGCACCTCGAGGCTGGTCTACTACGACGACGAGGCGACTGGTCTCCCCGTGACGCCCAACGGCGGTGACGTGACACTGACGGTCGACACCACGAACGGCATCTTCACGATATGACCCCCAAGCCCTTACGTCGGAAGGTTAGGGCATACCCGCCGTATGACTACGAGTTTCGGTGGCGGCCGGTTAACGTCTACCAGGCTGAGTTTCTGGCGCACGATCAGATCGTCAACCCTCGGCAGCTGAACGCGCACGTCTATGAGGATGCCGATAGCTTCGTCGCTGCCGCGCTGACCACGGGTGCCGTATTCCTTACTCCATCGGTGTTCTCGGACACGCCCGAAACGTTCGCGGCGGCGACCGTAGCGACCGTGGGCGACCCGACCTTTGCCAGCGTAGTCTTGCTAGTGCCGTTCGATGGCGTCGACGCAGCTGCGGCTGCCACCGACATTAAGGGTCATGCTCTTACCTTTGTCGGCAATGCGCAGCTTGATACGGCCGAGAAAAAGTTTGGCTCAGCATCATTGCTGGGCGACGGCACGGGCGACTACGTTTCTACGCCAGACAGTGATGATTGGCGCTTTCCGGGCGAATTCACTGTCGAAGCATGGGCTCGCCCGAATACGGCGGGCGCGGTGACAAGCGGCATCGTTGCCCACGGGGGTGCTACAAGTGGCACATGGGGCTGGAAGCTAGAGTTTGTCGCGACATCGGGGTCGCTGCGGCGGTTTAGGTTTACGTATTATCACGACGGGGCGACTGGCACCGTAGTGCAGACAGCGCAAAGCGCTATAGATATTTCTGTTTTCCATCATGTCGCCGCAACGCGTGATGCTTCAGATGTGATCCGCCTGTTCGTCGACGGGGTTTTGGAAGCTACGAGCGCGCCTCGGTCCGGATCGTTCGACTCTACGGCACTTCTGTATATTGGGGCGAGCGTTGGCTCTACGAACAGTATGAACGGTTGGGTTGATGATGTGCGCCTTACCAAGGGAGCCTGCCGTTACTCTGCCGCATTTACGCCGCCAACCGTAGCGTTCCCTACGTCTTGAGAATTGTGGCGAATGTGCTACATCAGAGTTTCGTCGCCCTACGATACAGGGCCGCCCACGGACAGGCGTAAAACGGCCGCTATCGTGCCACCCGACGATGACTGGGTGAGTTTCGTGAGCCCACGATACGGGCGAGGATGAGGACCGAATGGCGAAAGACATTTTCGACGCAGCCGTAGGCGAAGACGATCTAGGCCCCGAGCACCAGCTAGGGCCAGAGCCGGCACCTGAGCCGGGCGACAATGATCGCCCGCGTGACGAGCATGGCCGATACAAGACCGTCAAAGCAGAGGACGCGTCAGGCGAGCAACAGCCGCCGGAGGCCGAGCAACAGCCGAGCCCTCCGCCCGCCGAGAGCCCGCCGCCAGACGGTGGTCAACCCCAGCCGCAAGAGTCCGACCAGTATCGTGTTCCCCTCCGTGAGCTTCTCGACACGCGCGAGCGTGCCCAGGCGGCAGAGCGGGAGCGGGAAGAGCTACGTCGGCAGATTGCGGCTATCCAGAGGCAGCAGAAGGCACCCGAGCCCCAAGCTACCCCTGACATCTTCGCGGACCCGGACGCCTACACCGCGCACATCACGCAACAGGTCAATCAGACTGTGGCGACGATGCAGCTTAACTTCGACCTTCAATTGGCCGAGGTAAAGCACGGTGAAACCTTCACAAAGGCTTACGATGCCTTCGTGCAGGCTGTAGGTAATCCGGCAGCGCCCAATCCCACCCTGTATCATTCCGTGATGAACAGCCGGTCCCCCGGTTCGGCCATCGTGGACTGGTATAAGCGGGAGAGCGTCATCCGCGAAGTAGGGCAAGACCCCGCCGCCTACCGGCAGAAGCTACAGGACGAGTTGCTCAAGGACGACGCCTTCCTGGCGAAGGTCATCGAGCAGGTCAACGGTAGGGCTGCCGCGCCAAGTGGTTCCCGTCCCACTAATGTCACCCGCCTACCGAGCTTAAACCGTCAGTCCAACGCAGGAGGGTCTACGAACCCCCTGGACAGCGACGGCAGCCCGCTAGGCATCTGGGACGCCGCCACGCGGTAAGGAACGTCTGGCGGCCGAGCCTATGAGGCACGGCAATGGCCATTACGGCAAACAATGCCAACAACGAAATCGTCCGTTGGCAAACCAAGGTTCTGCGTGAATATCGTCGCGGCAACCTTTTCTCGCCCTATATGGGTGACTCACCGACGAGCATCATTCAGTTCATCCGTGACCTGGAAGGTGAGAACGGCGGCGACCAGGTCAACATTCCCTTCGTTGGGCGGCTGACTGGTCCGGGCGTCTCCTCCGGCCCGCTGACGGGCAATGAGGAGAAACTTGACACCTACGGCATGCGGGCCTGGATCGACTGGTCGCGCAACGCTGTCCTGCTGAAGCGCTCTCAGCTTCGCCGGACTGCGATCGACCAGCTTGAGCTTGTCCGCCCGCTCCTTCAGGAGTGGGGCAAGGGCAACCAGCGCGACGAGATTATTCTCGCTCTCGATGCGCTCCCGTCTGAGACGGTCCCGGCCAACCTCGGCAACGACAGCGTCGGCGGCCAGCGGGTGAACGGCATCCTCTACTCGGCAGCCACTGCTGCGCAGAAGAACACGTTCGTTACGCAGAACGTTGACCGCGTCCTGTTCGGGGCATCGATCAGCAACTACTCGTCCACGATGGCAACCGCGCTTGCCAACGTTGACAGCACGAACGACCGGCTGACGGCCGCTTCGCTGCTGCTGATGAAGCGCATTGCCCGCAAGGCGGATCCCGGCATCACGCCGTATATGACCAAGCAGGGCCGCGAATATTTCGTTGCCTTTGCCGGCTCGAACGCCTTCCGCGACCTTGCGGCCGACGCGACCATCGTTGCGTTGAACCGTGACGCGCGCCCTCGCGATGTGGACGAGAACCCGCTATTTCAGGATGGCGACCTTCTCTATCGCGGCGTGATCGTGCGCGAGGTGCCCGAGATTGACACCCTCGCCGTTAAGACGGCGGCAGGTGCTTCCTCAATCAATGTCGCGCCTGTGTTCCTCTGCGGCCAGGGTGCCCTTGGCTTCGTGTGGGGCCAAGAGCCTCGCCCGACCGTCCGCAAGGAAGACGACTACGGCATGCTCGTCGGTCGCGGCATCGAGATGGCTTACGGCATCGCCAAGGTGGCTCGTAAGATTACCTCGACCAGCTTCCTCAAGCAGCATGGCGTGGTTACGGGTTACTTCGCCAGCGTTGACGACGCGTAATGCGGCCTAGGGGCGGGGAATGGTCCCTGCCCCTACGCTCCATCCTCAACTTTCGCATGAGCCCTTTGGGCTCCTCTGCACATCAGAAAGGGCTACTACATGCCTGGATCAGCACCGGCCCGCATTTATAGCGCGAATGTCATTCACGCTGTGCGAGGCACTGTTAACTACGCTACCACGAACATCGCGACGGGTGTCGAGATCGGGACCATCCCGGCCGGCTCGTTCGTCATGCCTGGGACGGTTCACATTACGACCGCCTTTAACGCCGCGACCACCAATGTGCTCGTGGTTGGCACGGCTGCCGATGATGATGGCTTTATGGCAGCCGCCGGAACGCTTTCCGGGGCAACCGGCGTGAAGACGACACTGACGGGCGCGCAATCGGGGGACACCCTGACGGCGGACACCCCGGTCGTGGTCAAGTATACGCAGACCGGCACCGCCGCCACGGCGGGCGTGGCCTCCGTCATCCTGCCGTTCTATCCTCACGTGACCTAACGAGGGGGCTCCGGCCCCCTCCCCTGTCGCACTCTTACACGGAGGGCTAGATGCCCAAAATCACTTACAAGCCAGGCCCCGGCGAGCCTAATGAGATCACCTGGGGCAACCAGAAGTTCAAGGCCGGCGAAGGTGTCGACGTTGATAACCCGGTCATGCTCCAGAAGGCGCAGACCAACCCCTACTTCGAGGTGTCCGGCGCCGACAAGAAGGGCGAGGGCCAGCGGCAGCAGGGCGATGTCATCGGCGGCTATCGCGATGCCTTCACCGGGCAAGACGTTGACCTCGTCCGTCGCCAGAGCCTCTATGGCTACGGCCACGGCAGTTCGGCCCCTGCCGAGATTGGCAAGCCGTCTGCGGCCACGCAGGGATCGGTAGCCGTGGAGGCTTCCCGCCCCGTGACTGGCCCGGCCAGCGCAGACAACCCTCGCTTCCGCGAGACGTTCGGCGTATCGGCCGCCGAGCTCGCAACCGGCGAATACGAAGGCGCGCCGGAATACAAGGGGCCGGAAGGCACCGTTGGCAAGGGCGAGACGCCCTACGCCAAGGAGCAGAAGGCCCAGGCTCAGAAGCAGCCGAAGGGTGGAAAATAACGTTCGCACCCCGAGCGCGGAAGAGTTGCTCGCATTAAGGCTTCTGGTGCAGGCGTATCACCCTGCACCAGAGCTTGCGGCCCTCGGGGCGGTCCAGAGCAGCCAACTGGCGGGGAAGCCTAACCCCGTGCTCTCCCGTGCCGGCCAGTTATTCGAGATGGGCCAGAACGCTCTAAGAGGCCCAGAGCCCCCGCCTGCACAGTTTCAACAGCTAGGGATAAGGGGCTGACATGAAAACCCGCGCCGAGCTAGTCAACGAGGCCCTCACGATCCTGGGGGGGCTGCCTGCCGGGCAGGAGGCGGAACCCGAGGACTACGATCATGTCAACGACAAGGTGCCGTCCGTCTTAGACCACCTGTCTCGCAATGACATCGCGGTCGTGTCCACGTCTGGCATCGGCGAGGCCGAGTTTCTGCATGTGGCAGCAGTGCTGGCCTATTTCAGCCGGGGCTACTTCGGCATCACAGGGCAGGAGGGCGCCGAGCTGCTCGCGGCACGCCTCCAAGCGGAGAACGACCTACGCGACCTGAATGCGGACGACACGCTGAACGAGACGGTGGAATATGAGTTTTTCTGATGCCCCCGCTTGAAGTCAACTTTCCCAAGTCATCCTCGCCGGGCGCAAGGCCGGGGGAGGGGGCGGGCGCGCTCGTCAACTGCTTTGCAGAGCTTGACGGGAACCGCGTGGCTTGGGTGCGGTCGGCCGGCCTGACGGCCTTTGCCGACAGCGGGGTGGGAACGCCCAGAGGCTTCCTCTCTACCTCAGGCACCCTCTATATGGGCGTGGCGGAGGCGTTGGTGTCGTTCGACACGAGCGGTGTCCTGACGACCTACACTGGCACCCTTGTGGGGACGGGGCCGATCACGATTGCGCGCAACAACCTAAGCCCCACGCCTGACATTGCGATCGTGGCGGACAGCACGGCCTATTACGTCAACGGCGGAGCCGTGGCAGCCTATCCTGACGCTGACGTAGGTTCACCGAACAGCGTTTGCGCGTTGGACGGCTACTTTATCTTCACATACGGCAACGGCGACATTGTTGCGTCCGACCTGAACAGCACGGCCATTGACGCGCTATCGGTCGCGTCGGCGGAGAGCAACCCCGATGGGCTGCTGCGGGGCATCGTCCGAGGAGGCATATTCTATGCGATGGGGAGCGCGACCATTGAACCCTGGCGAAATGCAGGGACCAGCCCGTTCCCTCTGGAGCGTTACCCGACCGTTATACCGGTCGGATTATTCGGCCAGTGGGCTGTGGCAGGATACGAGGACGGTTGGGACGGACCAATTATGTTCGTCGCCACCGATGGGACGGTTCGCAGCCTTACCGGCTTCAACGCTCAACGATTGGTCCATCGAGACGTTGAACGTGACATCGCTGCCATCGAGGTGCCGTCTACCCTGAGAGCCTACGTTTACACGGCAGGCGGTCACGCCTTCTGGGTGCTTTCCTCCCCGACGTGGTCGTGGGAATACAACCTATCCACTCAGGAGTGGAACCAGCGCAAGAGCTATCTCATGGACCGATGGCGCGCTGAGTTCAGCGCTTTCTTCGGTGGGCTGTGGATGGTCGGCGACACCATCGGGACCGGCGTCCTGTTCGTAGACCCGAGCGCGAATGACGAAAACGGCGACCCGCTCATCGTGCGCTGCGAGGGCGTAATGCGCGAGTTTCCGGTGTCCATGCGGGTGCCGCGCCTGCACTTTGACTTCACGGTCGGGGTCGGCAGCGAGACGGGCGAAGACCCCATCGAGACCGAGCCCAAGGTTGCCATCAGCGTGAGCCACGACGGCGGAGCGAGTTGGTCCAACCCATTATGGCGAGAACTGGGCCGGCAGGGCAAGCACAAGCGGCAGGTGCAGGTCAACAACCTCGGCCGGTCAACCCCGCACGGTGTGCGGGTGGCGTGGGAATGCTCGGACCCGGTAAAGGTGCATTTCAGGGGCGCGATGGTTCCCAATCTTAGCGTGAGGCGGCCCTAATGGCCTTCGCGGAGAGACCCCCTCAGCCGCCGCCCGCGAGCGTTCCGCTCGATGATGTGGCATGGTATCAGTATTGGGTAGCCCTTGTGGCTTACCTCGAAAGAATGCGCGCGAGCATTCCGTAAGGACACGACGATGGGCTGGTTAGACGCATTCACGGGCGGCGCCGCTAAGAAGGCCTCGGCGGCACAAGTTGCTGGTCTCCAAGAGGCCAACCAGATGGCGCATTGGGGCGGGAACGAGGCCCGCGACATGCTCTTGGGCAACGCCGTCCCCGCGGTCCAGCAGGGCTATCAGAGCGCCCTCGGTGCCATTGCGCCGCTCTATGGGCAGGCGGCGGGCGCCTACGATCAGGCCGGCGGCCTCTTCAACCCGATGGTGGGCTACGGTCAGCAGGGCGTCGGCGCCTACATGGACGCCGCTGGGCTCAATGGCGCGGAGGGCACCCAGAGGGCGCAGGGAGCGTTCCAGGCTGGCCCTGGCTATCAGTGGCAGCTAAACCAAGGAACGGACGCCTTGGCCCGCACGGCCAACGCTAGGGGCATGCGGACCAGCGGCAACACGGCCGTTGACACGATGAAATACGGCCAAGGCTTGGCCAATCAGGAATGGGGCAATTACGTCAACCGGCTTAACCCGATCATGAACATGTATGGCGCCGGGATCGCGGGGCAGGCGGGCGCGCTCGGCAGCAAGGCTGGGGTGCTCCAGAACCAAGCCAACGCGACGGGTAGTCTGCACAGCGGCATGGGTAACGCGCTAGGCAACATCTACGGCACGGCCGCCAACACCTACATGAACGAGGCGAACCAACGGGCCGGTATTCTGGGCAACATCGGTGCGGCGCAGGCGGGCGGCATCATGGGGGCCGCGAACGCCCAGGGCGGCACGCTTAACTCGCTCCTCGGCATGGGGACGCAGCTTATGGGGTTCTCGCCCACGGCTGGCGGGCCAACGGTTGGGCAAAACCTCTGGCAGAGAGCGTGGGGCTAACCGATGGTTATGACCAACTACAACTCGGTCGGCCTAGACCTGTCCGGGTTCGGGCAGATGCTCCAACGCATCAGCCTTGGCAACCGAGAAGAGCAGGACAAAAAGCTCGCACTGGACTGGGCCAACGCCCTCATGGGGGGTGACGGGCCGAACCGAGCGCAAGAGCTAATCTCAATGGGGCAGCCGGTGGCGAGCCCGCCTCCCTCGCCCAAGGTGCCGACGTTTCAGCAGGCGCATGGCGGAGCGCCCAACCGCTCCGCCATGACTTCGCTCATTCAGTCCGCAGCGGCGCAGCATGGGGTTGACCCAGACTACTTGGTCCGCACGGCTCAACGGGAGAGCAACTTCAACCCGATGGCTAGGGCTCCCACCTCGTCAGCCGCCGGCCTGTTCCAGTTCACCAAGGGGACGGCCCAGCAATACGGCCTCTCCAACCCGTTTGATCCCGTGGCCAATGCGGACGCCGCCGCTCGCCTCGCCAAGGACAACGGGGCCGTGCTCCAGGCGCAGGGGCACAACGCGAAGGCCCCTGAGCTTTACGCCGCGCACTTTCTTGGGGCAGCAGGGGCTGACCGCTTCCTAGACGGCCTCAAGGCGAACCCGAATGCCCCGGCCGCAGCCTTCGTAGAGCCCAGGCAAGCGGCCGCCAACCGCGCCATCTTTTACAACAAGGACGGCACCCCGAAGACGACAGCGCAGGTTTACAACAGTTTCTCGCAGAGCATGGGGGCTGACCCAATCCAGACGGCGAGCGCGGCGGATGCCGATGCCCCGGCGGCCGGATCCCAGGCCGTGGGGCAATTCAATCTGCCTGGCGGGGCGGGGAGCGTCCCGGCGGCGCAGCCTCGCGCCGCCATCCCGCCCCAGATGCAGCAACAGCTTCGGCAGATGATTGCCCAGGGCGGGCCTGAGATGAGGCAGCAGGCGCTGGCCTACATCGCGCGAGCCTCGCAGCCGACCGAATACAAGTTTGAAAAGGTTGGCGACCGGCTGGTCCGCATCAACCCGCGCACGGGCGCGGTGGAGGACGCTGGTATCGGCGGGGCGGCGAAAGAGGAGTGGCAGGCGGTCCCCCGACCAGACGGCAGTGTTGTGCTAGTCGAGAAGAACAGCGGGCGCACTAGGGCGCCGGAAGGCATCGGGGCGGCTCCCGCAGCGCGTGACATCGTTGACCCTGCCGAGCGTCGGGCGGCGGGCGTGCCGGAAAGCTATACCGGCCCCGTGCAGCGCAAGGCTGACGGGACGCTGCTTATGCCGGGCGCGGCGGCCCCGCCAAAGCCAGAAACTACATATGACACTGAAACGTCAAAGGCATACGCCAAGACGTGGAACGACATTCGCGACGATGCGGACGCGGCTGGTGCGACCAAGAACGCGCTCCGCGTCATGAAGGGGCTGGCGAACGACCCCAATTTCTATTCGGGCACTGGTGGCCAGATGGCACAGCGGTTCAACCGGGCAATGGTGGCCATCGGCGCGAAAGACCCCGGCGCTACCTCTGCCACTGAGGCATTCCAAGCGTTCGCCAATGAAGTGACGCTAGGCAAGCTCGGCGGCAAGCTGGGCGCAGGCGTGTCCAATACAGACGTGGGCTTTATCCAGCAGATCGCGCCGCAGCTCTCCAACACACAAGCCGGCAACAAGCTCATCATCGAGCTATCCGAGCGCATGGTTGACCGCAAGCAAGAGGTGGCCAAGCTGGCGCGGCAGTATGCGAAAGAGAACGGCGGACGACTTGGCCCCGGCTGGGACGAGTTCATTGCTAACTACAGCCAGCAAAACCCGCTGTTTAGTGAGGCCGACATGGCCAAAGCTCAGGCAGCGGCTGCGAAGCCTCCGGCTAGCGGAAACCGCACATTCCTGCAAAGCACGCTGGGCATACAGCCCGAGGTGCTCGGCCCTGCCCGCCCGTGGGTTAATCCGCCGAGGGATGCCGCTCCCTCTCCAGGGGCTCGCCAGATTGCCCCCGGCGTGTTCATTGAGAGGGTGCAATAAATGCCCGAGTTCATCGTCCACAAGGGCGGCGAGAAATGGAAGATTACGGCACCTGACGAGGCAACGGCTTTCGACGCCTGGAACAAGTCGATGGGGGCCGAGCCGCAGATTGAGCAGGCCCCGAAGTTCACGGGTGGGCTCGCCGCTGGCATACGCGGATGGGCCGATACGGCAACCCTCGGCACGTCTGACGAGATGGTGGCTGGCCTCAATACGCTATGGAACAAGGCGACGGGGAAGGGGCCGCAGACCTACGAGGAGAACCTGGCCAGCCCCCGCGCCGCGCAAGCCTACGACGAGCAGAACTATCCCAAGTCACGCATCGCTGGCCAAGTGGCGGGCGGCATCGGCTCCGGCGTCGGCATGGCTCGGGCTGGCCTTCTGGCCACGCCCAGGATGGTTGGGGCTGCGCTTCCGGCGCGCGCTGCCGTGGCCGCCGGCGAGGGCGCTACGCTTGGCACCGCCTATGGCTTGGGATCGGGCACAGATAGCGCCGATCGGCTCAACAAGGCAGCCGAGGGGGCCGCCATCGGTGCCGCGCTTGGCCCGGTTGCCGAGGCTGCCGCTCCCGTTATCGGCAGAGCCGCGCAAGGTGCTGCCAACATGGTGCGGGGCGCATTCGGCGGCGCTCCTGACCCCATCGAGGTTATCACCCGCGCTAGGGCGCAGCTTTCCCTGTCGCTCGGCATTCCGGCCAACGAGATACCCGACAGCCTAGCGCAGCAATTCGCACAGCAGGCAGAGCGGGCCGTTGACCCGCAGGCGACTGCGAGAGCCGTTGCCGCGCAAGAATTTGGCATTCATCTGCCGCGCGGGCAGGCTACGAACGACATTGGCGAGCAAGCCTTTGAGGAGGCTGCCCGTCACAACGCGCGCGGCGCCGCCGCTGGCAACACCATGCGAACGCTGGACGATGCCAATTGGGAGGCCATGCAGCGGTCAGCGGGGCAGATTGCGGAAGACGTCGCCGGAGGGCGCCCGGTCGCGGCGAGACCCCAAGAGCTGATGGAAGACGTTCTAGGGGGCGTCAGGCAGGCCGAGGAAGCTTCGCTCGCCAACATAGACGCCGCTTATGATGCCGCGCGGGCCGGTCGGGCAGAGGTTGACATCAACGCTGTGGAGCGAGCCGGCGAACGCGTTCGGGCTAGGCTGGCGGAAGATGAGTTTATAATCAATCCTGGCTCCTATGGCGCGCGCGCGCTCCAGGTTGTCGATAATATGACCCAACTGAGGGGCTCGCTCGATAACCTAGCCGACCCTGGCCCTGGCCTACAGCAGGGCGACCGCGTGGTTGGCGTCAATTTGGCTGGCATTGAGCGGACCCGCAGCACGCTTTTGAAGCTAGCCCAGAGGGCGACAGACCCTGGCGACCGCGCTGCCGTTATTGCGACCCGTAGAGCTTTTGACGACTGGTTAGACGACGCTGCCGACAATGGCATGATGCGCGGCGACGAGGGCGCGCTTGATATGTTCCGCGCCGCTCGGGCCGCCCGCCGCGAGCATGGCCGCCGGTTCGAGGCCAACAAGGGGCAGGGCGACGACGACGCCGGCCGGATCATCGAGAAGTTTATCAATAAAGACGTGACGACAACTGAGGTGGCCAACTATCTCATTGGCTCGGCGAAGGCTGGGGAACGCGGCCTCTCCGTTCGACTTGCCACCAGGCTCCGCGATATTCTAGAGCCCGACAGCCCAGAGTTTCAGTCTCTCAGGCAAGCGGTCTGGCTCAATCTCACGCAAGGCTCTCAAGGGGGCGTCGCCGGCCGCCCTGGGGCGCAAGCGATGGCAACCCGCATCAACCAGTTTCTAGGAGGCGGTGCCGACCCCTACGCGCGCGTTCTTTACAACGAGGCAGAACGAGCCACGATGCGACGCTTTGCCAACGCTGTTGCTTCCACTGTGCCGAACCCGAGGGCGACCAACCCGTCCAAGAGCGGTTATGAAGGGGCCAGGGCTGTCCAGGCGCTTGCAAACTCGCTCATGGGCATGTTCGGCACGGCTGCTACTGGCAACCCTGCCATTGGCCTCGCTCTACGGACGGCAAGCAGCCTCGGCACAAACGCAAGGGGCAGTATGCAGGCTCGGCGGGCCGCGCGGGGCGCGCCCCGCGCCCGCTGGGGCGACGTTCCCGTGGCCCCCGTGGTCCGTGGCGGCCTAGCAGGCGGGGTGCAGGGCTATAACGCGAGCGGGGCCGAGGTGCCGTCCCTGCCTGTTCGTATGCCCTACTAGGCCCAGTAGCCTTTGCGGAGACGGTAGACAATGTGGCATAAGGCAGAGGCGAGAAGGGCAAAGACGATTACACCGGCACCCCAAGCATTTATGGCCAGACTGAGGCCGAGCCAGAACACGAACCAAATCGCGAGCGCGAAAAACGTCTCAAGCATTAAGGGCACCCAATGGCTGTCTTAGCACCAATATCGGGCCTGCCCCGCTTTCGCAACGGAAGGCTTGTGGAAGGCGCGGTTGCGTATTTTTACAACGCAGGCACGACCACCCCCCGCACCGTCTACCAGGACGCCGCCGGCATCGAGCACGCCAACCCGGTCGAGGCGCTTGGGGACGGCAACTTTCCCGCGATCTATGTGCAGGGCACGGGAGCCTACAAGATCAGGTTGGAAGACGCAGACGGCGTGCTCCTGATCGAATATGACGAGTTGCAAGGCGAGGTGGAGAGCGACGGCGGCGGCGGGGGTGGAGGGACGACCATCCCGACCGGCTTTGAGATGGTCGCTTATACGTCTGGCGCCGTTTCTGGTTGGGTTCGCGAGAACGGCCGCACCATCGGCAGCGGCGCATCTGCGGCATCAGAGCGAGCTAACGACGACACGGAAGACCTGTTCCTTCACCTGTGGGGCGCAGACAGCAATCTCGCCGTCTCAGGCGGGCGCGGGGCGAGCGCGGCAGCCGACTGGGCGGCCAACAAGACGATCGCGCTCCCCGACGCTCGCGGCCGTGTCCTAGTTGGCTTGGAAGACATGGGGAACACGGACAGCAACCGCCTTGATGGCGGCCTGTTCGCCTTTGGTAACGGTATCACGCTGGGTGCCTACGGTGGCGCACCGGGACACGTGCTACTTGAGGCAGAGCTTGCCGCTCACACACATGGGGGCACCACCGGCGCGGGAGGGGACCACGATCACGGCGGAACCACCGGCTCCACAGATGTGCCCAAATATAGCAGCCTCCCGGCTTCCGTGGCGGGTGCCGGCAACACAACCTGGGCAGGGACCGCCAATGAGGCGCACACCCACACCATCGCGGCGTCTGGCACCCACACCCACGCCATCGCGAGCGCGGGCTCAGGCTCGGCGCACAACAATATGCCCCCGTTCACCCTCCGCACCGTCTATTTGAAGCTCTAGCCATGTATGATTACACAGTCGAAATGACCAACGACGAAGACTTTCAGTTAGCCTTTACGGCGACGGACGAAGACGACGTGCCGCTAGATGTTAGCGACTGGGTCATAGAGTTCACCATCAAGGACAAGTATAATTGCGCGCTTCTTACGTTCGCCTCTGACGTTGACGACGAAATCACACTCGACCTAGACGACGGGCTGATTAGCATTCTGATCGACAATTCTGAGTTTAACGCCTGGGACAGCGGAACCTACAAGATGGGTTGCCGCTACACCAATTCAGAGGGACGGACGAAGCAACTGTTTACCGGTGCCCTGAAAATCTACGAAGGCGAGTTCGACTAGGAGAACACGTAATGGTTGATACAGCGGTTCGCCTGCGGTTTATGAGCGGCGTCCAGGGGCCGGCGGGCGACATGACCCAGGCGGCGGCGGACGAGCTTTACGTTGCCAAGGCCGGCGACACGATGACCGGCACCCTATGGGTGACGAACGTCTCGGCCCGCATGCATTTCTATGACACGGCCAGCACAGCGAACACGCGCAATTTCGCCGTCTACTCGGAGGGCAACGCAATGGGCGGGGCCGCCTATGACGACGCCGGAGCATGGCAGCGCACGCTCTGGACGGCTCCGCACGCGGGCGGGTTCATCCCAACGGTTTGGGTGAGCGCAACCCGCCCTGCCTCCCCGACCGATGGAACAATGGGCTACAACTCGCAAACGGACAAGTTCGAGGGCTACGTGAACGGCGCGTGGCACACATTCGACACGACCGCGATATGAACATATACGCTCGCAATTCAGCCACCACAGGCGGCGCCGTTGACATCGAGGTGTATGGCGACGACGGGTTTAGCCTCGGCGGTATCGTTGCCCTGCCGCCTGCGAGGCATCCCGGCGACTTCAGGGGCATCTACGTAACGCAGTCCGGTCTGGTAAGCGACTATTTATCCAATCCGCCCCTGGCCGGCCGCTTGGTCTCGACGTGGGGCACTTTCCCGCGCCAGACCGAGAACATGCAACAGCAGCAGGACGATCGCGTTATCCAGTTCGTAGCTGACTTTGACTACGACCAGGACTACGGCAAAGACGTAAGGGGGGACGGAAAATGGCGCTACCGGGGCAACTATGGGGGCTGGCCGTCTGGGTATACGCGTGCAATCTATCTGCGTGGCGAGTGTGGGCGCCGGCTGGAAACGGGGAGCGGCATAGCCCAGATCAACTTCGCCTCGACGTGTATCGAAGGCACCACGTCGCGCGGTTCCATGAGTTTCGTGACACAGGCCAAGGGCTACAATAGCGCCGGCAACCGGGACTATGGGCTGGATTGGATGAGGGTCGTCCTAGACCCCGTCAACAACGACCGCCTAGCCGTGATGATAAACGACCGCTCCCTTGGTGTTTACCTCAATTCGGGGTATGAGCTTAAGCTGTAGAGGGTTAGCCATGCCGAGCGACGAGGAGAGGCGGGCCGCCTTCAAGGCTGTCAAGGAACAGGTGCAGGCCATCGTGCCAGACATGTTCGAGAGCTACATCACGGACGAGCACATTTGGACCATAGCCGACTCTGCGCTATGGGCTGCCGAGGCGGCGCGAGAGAAGGACAAGCCCGATGGCAGTTGATTACCTAGCCGCCCTCCGAGAACTCATGGCCCTCCCCGGCCAGGTATTGATCCGCCTCACCGCGATTGAGGAGGAGCAAAAGAAGCTTCACAAGAGTGTGAAGAGCCTAGTCGGCAGGAGCATGGCCGAAGCGAAAAGGGATAAAGCGATGGCAAAGAAGCAGGAAAAGCATATGGAGCAGCTTATTGAGGCTGCTAAAGAGAACAGCGACGCAACCGATGCCGCCGTCCAGCTCTTGACCAAGCTGGGTGACATGCTTGAGCAGGCCCAGGAAGACGACGACCCGGAGAAGGTCACCGAGATTGTTGACCAGCTTCGGGCCCAGAGCCGCAAGCTGGCCGAGGCCATCACGGCCAACACGCCGTTCGACCCGAGCGGGAACCAGCCCCAGCCGGAATGACTGGCTTCCATGAAGTCTCCCGCGATGGCGTCCTGTTCGTCGCGGGCCGGGAGGCGCTCGTCTTGGTGCGATACCAAGACGGGCGCGACGCCGATGGCACGCCTCGATGGGCTATCGGGTTCGGACACAACTCAAAGGCACTGCGGCCGGGCGACAAGATTACGGAGGCGCAAGCCTTTGACGTGCTCATCCGCGACCTAGAGTATTGGGCAGACCAGATACGCAAGCGGCTCAGGGTGCAGTTGGAGCAACACGAGTTCGACGCCATCCTGTCCATCGCGTTTAACGCCGGCAACCGCTACATGCCCGCCTTGGTCCATCTGGTCAATTACGGTGCGCCGCCTGAGATGATCGTAAAGATCATTCCCCTGATGGCGTATGCGCTAGATGGCACGTGGTCGAACGGTGTTCATACCCGCCGCGAGGCCGAGGCGCTCATGTATGAAACGGGCGACTACGGCCCCCTTGGCACGGTCCCATTCTACGCGGGCAATCCGCGCACGACGAAGCGTCAGGAATACACGGTCAAGCCCGATGACATTAGGCTCGGATAAGCTCAAGCTGGCGCAGGACGCGCTCAAGCGCCTAGGCTTCGATCCGGGCCCGATTGACGGCCAGATGGGGCCTCGGACCCGTGAGGCCGTCCGAGCCTTTCAGCGGTCCCGCAAGCTGGCTGAGGATGGGGTTCTGGGCCCCGTTACGATGGGGGCCCTCCTAGGGCAGATTGACAAGTCTGAGCCGCCAGCCCCTGCGGGCAAGCGCGCCATTCATACGCTGGTGTGGCACTGCACTGCTACCCCCGAAGGCAAGGAATATACTCGTGACCAGATCAAAGCGATGCACCTGCTCAGGGGCTTCACCGACATTGGGTATCATTTACTCGTTCACTTGGACGGAACGACGTCTCCTGGCCGCTCTGAAGATAGAGAGGGCGCGCATGTTTCTGGCCACAACCGAGGGACCATCGGTTACAGCTACGTCGGAGGCATCGGACGAGACGGAAAGCCTAAAGATACTCGAACCGCTGCACAGCGTGCCACTATGGAGCGTGTTACGAAAGATGCCATCCGACGCTATAAACTGAGGCTTGTCCTTGGACACCGTGACCTGAGCCCCGACCGGGACCACGACGGCGTGGTCGAGCCTTTTGAGTGGGTCAAGGTTTGTCCCTGCTTTGACGCGGCACCGGAGTATGGGCCATTATTGGGGCCGGTTAAGGCCAGAGCACAGAAGCGGATAATTAAGCGGAGGAAGGCGCGCAAGCGTAAGGCTAAGAAATGACCCGGCGGTGTTTCATCTTCTCCGCACTCGGAGGCCGAGTATTCTCTCCGGGGCTCGCCGTGCTGGCGTCAGGCATACGGAACCTAGGCGTAGATACGACGCTCCATAGCTGGAGCACCTGGCGCGACCAGATGCTTGAGGCGGAAGGTTACAACAAGCCAGCCGACCGGCTTATCCTTGTGGGCTACTCCCAAGGGGCTATGCGGGCAATCCAGCTAGCGGAGAACATCAAGCCGACCAAGGTGCATTTGCTGGCCACGATGGTGCCGGCGAGCAACTGGAGCGTTCCGCCGAATGTGGCGCGTGTCATTAACCATACCGTGAGGAACGGTATTTTCTGGTCTGGCCCGGTCTACCCGCAGGACTCTAAGGTGACGGCTGTCAGGAATATTGAGCACTTTTCCCTATTCGGCATTACCCATGCTACCATTCAGGGCTTGCCCGATGTTCATCGGTCAATCATTGAGGGTGTCCACGAGGCTCTGAAGTAGGAGAACATCATTATGCACAAGCTCGCCGTAGCCCTAACCCTGCCGCTCCTATTGGCCGGGTGCCAGACGACCGTCAGCGTCCCGACGAGCCCCATTGTGACCGTGGCCGTTGGCGCGCTCCCTGAGAACATTCAGCGGCATGTCGTTAACGTCTGCAACTGGCTGGAGCCGGTGCAGAGCATCGCTGCCATTGTGGCGCAGCTGGGCGGCCCGACCGTCCCCGATATTGCCAACCAAGTGGCGGCCGAGATTTGCGACGCCGTCCGGCCTCAGATCATTTCGGGCCGCCGCTATGCGGCCACCCGCACCGTTCTTGGCGTCCGCCTGCGTGGACGGTTCGTCTGATGGACGAGAGGCCGCCCGTCGTCGACGCAAGCCGCTTTCCTAAGGGCACCGGGCGGCTCAAGTCACCCGACCCGAACGATAAGAAATATCTGTTGCCAAGGAAGGCGAGCGCATCCCGCATTGAGAAGCGTTACTGGGCAACGCCCGGCCCCATTCTCGACCAGGGCGACACCTCGCAGTGTGTGATCTATGCCTGCGACAAGTATCTGACGAGCAGCCCCATCCGCAATAAGGGGTTCGGTTCGGCGGAGGGTCGTGAGGCGGTCTATAAAGAGGTTCAGCGCCTCGATGTGTGGCCGGGCGAGGACTACGACGGAACCAGCGTCCGCGCCATGATGAAATGGCTTAAGAAGAAGGGCTTTATCTCGAAATACTCATGGGCATTCGACTGCGAGACGGTCATCAGCCACGTTCTGACGACGGGCCCGCTTGAGATGGGCACCATCTGGGACGCGGGCATGTCAAACCCTGACCGTTGGGGCTTTATCGAGCCCAACGGCACCGACCACGACGACCAGGGCCACGCCTGGACGATTGTCGGCGTCGACAGGAATAAGCAGCGCGCCGGGAGAACCGTGGGCGCCGTCAGGATGGTCAACAGCTGGGGGCGCATGTGGGGCGACAACGGGCGGGCCTGGATCACGTTCGATGCCCTGGACAAGCTTCTTAAGGCCGAGGGCGAGGCAGCCTGCGCCGACGAGATCAAGCTTGCGAGTATGAGCCTGTCTGCCGATAGCGACACGGCTTTCGCCTGATGGAAGAGGCGGGCATCCTCGGCAAAGCTTCCGAGATAATTTTAGGCCAAGGCGTTTTAGGGGTCATTGCGATTGCTCTGGGATGGGCATATTACAAGTGCAGAGAGCGGCTTGACCTTGTTACGGAGCGGCACCTCGCCGACGTGAAAGCGACGCTAGAGGCTATTCACGCCTCTAACATCACGATCACGAACAGCATCGAGGTGACACGCCAGAGGAGCGAGACGGCAGCCGCTATTGCAAAGGCGCAAGAATTGGCTGCGGCAGAACAAGCCCGAAACACGGCCGAGATCATCCGTTTGCGCGAGGCTGCTGAAGACGCAGCCAAGAACTATGAAGCTTTGGTGCGAGAAGTGAGAGCCCTACAAGCAATCCTTGGATCAAGGGGCTCCCAATGAGTGGGGGACTGTGGTCAACCATTAAGGAATGGTGGTGCAACATGTTCCATAAGCCCGGCTACAACCCCGATGACCTGCATCGGCAGGTTCGCTCCGCCGTTCACGAAAACCGTAATTTGGCGGCTACGGCCCTTTACGAGGGCCGGAAGGCAGCAAAAGAGACAATGGAGGCCAAGGCGGTTGCACATGATGCCATTGCGCGCTTGGAGGAGGCAAAGAGGATGAGGACGGATGCGGGTCGTTAGTAATCGGTCTGTAGTCTGGCTAGGGTTTCTCCTGTGGCTATCGTTTGTTCCCGCCATCTGGCTTGTCCCGAGACAAGAGCTTTTTGAGTTGCTCAATGCTGTCGTCTTTTCGATAGCCTCAGGTATCGTGGTTGGCTACGCGCCAGGTGTATGGGTCGCTTTGCAGAAGCCTATTAAGGCCCTCCCGGCAGGTGACGGCCTCCAAATCGGTATCGTTCTGAGTTGGGCCGCTACGGCCATGGTGTTTGGCGTCCTCTACTATTGGCGCCTGACCGGCAAGGACAGCGGCATCGTTGACCACGGCCTTAACGCATTCTCCCGCTGGGTTCTCATCTCAGCAGGCTTCATGCACCTGGCCGCCGCTGGTAGCATTGATAGCGTTGTTCCCCTGAGAGCCTACCTGAGGGCAGGCATCCTCACGACCATCGGGCTTGTTATGGGGACTGCTATCTTGACCTTCTGGGGCGCGGCGCAATAAACTCTGATTTGTCCGGGTTGCAGCGGACACGGGGTGTTCCTCCCCCTCGACTTGGCCCCCGGTTCGCGCCCAGCATCCGGGGGCCTTTTGTTGTCAGGGTGTGAACTCGGCAGCTAGGCTGGCCACATGACCACGAAGAGGCCCCGGCCGCCCTTTCAGCCAATCCTCAATGGAATGGCCGCTGATCCGCAAAACGTAGTCGCGGGTCTCCGCTGGCAGGGCCTTAACGTCGGCACCGGCCTTGAGCCACTTGCTAACGTTTCCTGGCCCGAAGTTATACGCCGCCAGCCCGAGCCCGAGATTACCAAACCGCTTTTCGAGCTTCTTCAGATACTGCTCGCCACCCCGAGCGGCCTCGGCCGGGTCAAAGCGGTTGATGCCTTCCTCTGTCGCCGTTCTCTCCAAGAATTGCATCAGACCGCATGCCTGCTTTTTGGAGCAGACTGTGGGGTTGAAGCGGCTTTCCTGATACGCGACCGCCGCGATAAGGCCAGGGCGCTCGGTGTTCAGCCAGATGGCGCAGCGGATGGCCGCCGGGATACGCCCCGGCGTCTCGCACACCCGGCGCGTGAACTGCTGCCGTTCCCATTCCGCCCGGTTAGCCTCGACGTGATTGCTCACAATGATAACGCCGGTGAGGACTAGGGCTGCGTTCATGCAAAGGCCTATTGTAGTTGAGAGTTTCATGACGTGCCTCCGTTGCTAGAGGCACCACTCTGAACGCTAGGCCTTAAAACTCAGTAAACGCGGCGAGGGGGTAGGCGGGCGAATTGCGAGAACTCTGGCCCCATGTAGATGGGCACCTCGGGGCCGACGCTCTTCCGCAGCCAGTAGCGCGGGGCGCACCAGTCGTGATGGGGGTCGGTCGTGCCGAGGTTTTCCCGCTCCAGCATAGCGGGAACGTCGGCGAGGAGCGTGCCTAAGATGCGCTTCTTAGCCCACCCGGAAAGCTCGCGCTCCTGCTGGCACTGGCCCACCGGGTGCGGCACGTTCATCGGATAGTGCGCCGCCGTCAGCCCGCCCCACATGACGTAAACGCCGGTTGCTAGGATCACTACGGTTTCCATCAACGCCTCACCCATTCGCCAGACAGCTTGCGCTTCCAAGGGCTCTGGCGGCCTCCAGGAAGCGGATTGCGGCTTGTTAAGGCCCCGATAGCCTTATCCCGTATTCGGTCGCCCTTGGCGCGCTGTGGGGCTTCTAGGGCCGTCTTGTCCCTGTGGCACAAAACACACAGCACGCGACAGTTCTCAAAGGTGCTCTCGCCGCCAAGCCATAATGGCGTGTCGTGATCGTAGTGGCACGAGCGGATCGGCCCATGACACTTTTCGCACTCGCCGCCCGCGTGCTTCCAGCGGGCGGCCCGCACTTTCCGCGTGAACTCAATGCGGCTCATATGCGCGCCGCCGCCCTGTGGTTGGCATCCTGCGCCACCCATTCCGAGAACCTCATCCGAAGATAGTCACGCTCGACCCGCACCTTGTTGGCGTGCTGCCGAGCCTTAACCATGCCCTCTACGAACCGACTCCACTCCTCCGACGCCTTGACAATCATCTCGGCCCGGCTGACCGGCATGTCGCCCTGCTTAAGCATCATCTGGGATAGGACAGCGCTCTTTGTCTCCTCAAGCATCTGGGCAGCCGCCTCGGCGTCTACGGCCTCTAGGGCTTTCCGCTCCCACTGTTCCGAGATAGGAATATTCTGGATCATGCTGCCTCCTCCAGCCCGTAGCGTTCCCGCAAGGCTGCCTCCTTCGCGTCAAGCTCGGCGAGGAACGTCTTAACCTCGCCCTCCAGTTCGGCCACCCAAGCCTTGGGCGGGGCTGGCATCTCAAGGACGAAAAACTTCATGCCCTCCGGCAACCTGGGATCGAAGCTGACGAAATCGCACCCTTCCCGGCCGGTGCAGATCATTTGCCAGTCCATCTGCAACTGATAAGCCTTGCTGATCTGGCCGGTCAGCAGATAGTCGATGTGGGTTGCTGTGTTCGGGCACTTGAACTCGACCAGCCGGTTGCCACCGACCAGGCCATCAGGGCTACAGCCAGCCATAGCAATGGTGGGGTGGGGCACGAAGCCCACCGTCTCAACAGTGACGCCTTTCCAGAACTCATACGCATGTCGGGCATCCTCCTCCGTGTCCTTGCCCCATTGCATGGCCGCTGACACGAACCCATCGGCGGCCCGGCCGGTAAGCCGCTCGATTAGCAGCTCGGCCATGTAGTTAGCCCTCCCTGCCCCGTAGCCGCTCTTCGTCCTAGCAACGACATCGCTGATGCGCGAGCCCGTTACCCGGCCCAGACGAGCGTTTGCCCACTCGTCTGAGCCCTGCACTAGTTCGAGTGTCATTCGCCGTCCTTTATCTTGGCGTATTCGGCGTCTACCTGGGCAACGGAAGCTTCTAGCTGCTTCTTAAGGTTGGTCCGCTGTTTAGCCTTGATGGCTGCCCAAGCGTCGTCAAGCCGGCTGGCGGGAATGTCGGTCAGGCTCCCTACCTTCATGTAACGGCAGAACGCCGCTTCATCGGCGCCACACTCCAAGAGCACAACGCTTATCTCAGACGCTTCCTCGTCCGTTATCTTGCCGCCCCCCTTCCCAGCGGCCTGCGCGTCGTCGTCCTGCGCCGCAGCGATGCCTAGCGACGCCTTGAGCGTGTAGCGTTGCAGGTAGGACACCGCGCTGCCGATGGCTTGGATCGGGTTCTTGTTGCCGCTGGTGTCGACGGCCGCCTGCAGCGTGTTCTCCTCGAAATGACCAAGCCTGTGCGAGATGATGCACGTCACCATGACCGGCTCGCCGGGCTTGTTGCTGGTGCGCCAGCGGGCGGTTAGGCCGTGCTTGGCCAGGATGGGGGAAACCTGCTCAAGCAGGTTGTCGAGCGTCTCGTATTTATAAGCCGCCTTGCCGGTGCCAAAACTAACCTCGCGATTTTTGACGATGCGGGGCAACTCACCCCGCGCCGCCGAAATGGCCTCGTCAAACGCCTTGCGCCCCTGCCCGGTCTCCCACCGTTCCTGCAAGGAGAGGAGACGCTCAAGCACGTCAATCCCCGCGCCTTGCGAAATGGCCCTCTCAATCATGTTCATGGGCGTCAACGGCTCTGTCCCGGTCACTTCGAAAATCTGCTGGCCGGCTGGTGTTTGCAGTCGCTTTTGCATTTCGTTCTCCTCGTTCATCTATCAACCTCAACAGGCGCTCTATCTCTAAGAGCATCAGCGCCACTTCGTTTGCCAGTTCGTTGAACCAGTTTCTCTCGACTTGCATCTTGTCCCCCACACGTTGCGTGCGAGGGACAAGCTAGGCCGTAAGGGTTAAGTTTTCGTTAACGACGGGAGAGTTTTTACCTCTTCTTTTGGAACCTCAAGCTGGCGCAGGTGACCGGCGTCAACAAGCTGCGTTCTGATGCGCTTCACCATGCCCAGCGGGGCCGGGATCAATGGGGCAATCTCTTCCGGCATGTCGGTCGGGGCGCTCTTGAGCCAACGGACAATCTCTTTCTTAAGCTTGTCTAGGCCAGTCTCCTCATCGGCCTCGGCTTGTGCGTCACGCTTGCCCGCAAGATAAGCCCCGCCCGTGGGGTTTTTGCTGCCGTTAGGCTTGGCGGTCACGTTCGCTCGTGCGGCCTTCATGTTGGATAAGGCCTTCTCGCTTCTCGTCTGGTAGTAAGCCTGGATTACGTCGGCAAGCTCTTTCAGCTCATCGTTTATGTTCCGCAGGGCAACGTGTAGCTCGATCATACGCATCGAGCTTTCGCGAAGCTTAAAGCGAACCTTTGACGGGTCGTGTGATCGGCGAGTGTAGGTGTAAGCCATGGTGCAGTCCTCAAATGGTGAGGACCCGCCCAGGATGGGCGGGCCCATCGCAAGCTAGTCGCTTGTCTTGTTGGCCAGGTTCGGAGCGTAGAACGCCGTGCCCGGCGGATAGATCACGTCGACGGTGTTGCCGTGGCGCGCCCGAACAACAGTTACGTGCGTCGCGACAAAGGGACCGGGCGGGGTCGTGGTGTAGAACGTGACCCCGAGGTTGTGCGTTAAAATGTAGCCGTCAGGCGTTAGCTGCGTCTGGTAGCCGTTGCCATTAGCCACGGTTACGCAGGAGGCCAAACCGAGTGAACAGAGTAAATTTAACATGTTGCAGTTTCCTTGATGATTGAGGACCCGGGGCTTTCCTGGCTCCGGGCCCTACAGCGTATTCTCTCCCTCCTGGAGAGCGATGACGAGCGCGAGGGCGATAACGTTGGACCCGAGCCAAGCCGCGATGATTGCCCAGACCCCCATGAGGGGCCAGAGGATGACGAGCAAGCAGGCCATCGAAACGAGGCAGGCGAAAACCATAAAAATCGCGGTCATCGGCCCTGATCCCCGTCAAACGACCAGCGCACGGCCACGCCCTTTTGTGCAGCCTGCCGTGCCGTCAGGTCGGTGAGAATGTCGAGCGGGATGGTCTCAAACTCGCCGCCGGTCCAAAGGTCGAGAAGGTCGCGCAAGTCACCCCATTCTAGAGGCTCACGGGAACCGGTCAGGCGCTCTGCGAAGCGTTCTGCCTTGCAGCTTAGGTTTTCCATTTCATACCACTCCTCTATTTCAGTTGCAGTTAGCATCGGCGCGCATTCTCTATCTTCCTTTGCAGACGCTTGGCCCTCCATCGAATTTCGAAGCACGTTTCCAGGCTGACCAGGTAGGCCACAAAGTCATCGAGCGATCTTAGCATTAGCGCACCATCCAGTTAACGAGGGCTGAGAACAGGATAGCGGCAGCCACTCCTGCGGCGGGGCCTGCCATCACGATGAAGGGCAGGCTGTCCGGCATGGCGAGGATGGCCGATAAGTCTGGGGTGTCCATTTCGTGTCTCCGTTGCAGTGGAGGAAAGGAGAGGATAGGGGGCTTAGGCCCCCGCCGCCTCACTTTCTGTTGAGGAACCGATAAGCCTTGTGACCAAACCGCTTGGCGGTCGCAAGGTCTTCAAAGTTGCCGCGCATACATTTTGATCCCCTCCAAGCCGCCCTTATTGGTCCAGACGATGGCGCTCTTGCAAGAGGGGAAGGAGTGGCTGGTTCCGAGTTCGTAAGAGAGGTTCATGTCGTGTCTCCGTGGCCCTCCGAAGCGAGACGATACAGGCGGGCGTGTTTCATTGCCCAGCACCAAGTCACCATCTGGTCCCGCTGCCCGCTGATTACGCGAACGCGGGCCTTACGCGCCACGTCAAGCATCTTGGCGTGACCTTCGTTTGCCATGCGGCGGCGAGCGGCGTTATCAACCCAGCCTTGAAAGATCATGTCGTGTCTCCGTTGCAGTGATGGCAAGATGCACTGTCCATCAGATAGTGTCAACCCACCTCTTGACCGATTGCCAAAAATAATTCAGGTTGCATCTACCGCAACAGGAGAACCGAGGTGACGACACCCCGAGACATATCTGAGACACGAGCCTTGCTCGGAGAAAGTCAGAGAAAATTCGCAAAACGCTTCGGCGTCAATCAAGCCACCATCAGCCGCTGGGAGGCTGGCATCAAGGGGCCGCCCGAGAGGGGGCCGGCCGCGATGGCGGTTCAACAGATAATTCGCAACCTTCGGAGAACCCGCTGCAATGATGTATGATCTGAGCGACGAACCCAAGACCGTCGAAGAGATGGCCGAGCGCTATAAGGCCGCCGCCCGGCGCATGAAAATGCGCGATCCGACGAGGCCCCCGCCTGTCGTGTTCACGCCCAAGCCCAAACCAGAGCCCAAGCCGGAACCCGTGGTAGAGCACGTGCCCCACCGTCTGCCCGATATGCCAGACCGGGTGCGCGACATAATCCGCGACGTCGCCAAGCGGCACAATATCTCGCTTGCGTTCATGCTCTCCCGCAGCCGGATGCGGCCCGCCGTTCGGGCCCGACAAGAGGCCGAGTGGCTGCTGTATGTCGTCGGACAGGGCCGCTGGTCCACCACCCTCATAGGCAAGTGGATGGGAGGGCGCGACCATACCACCGTGATTAACTCGATCCGGATCGCAAGCCGCTGGATGGGGGCTGTCGATGCCGCGTGGTAACCCCGAGGCCGTGTTGCAGAGCACCATTGTGGCAGGCTTGAGGCTAGGCCTACCACATGGGTTCGAGGTTTGGCACATACCGAATGGAGGAAAGCGCAGCCCCCGCGAGGGGGCTCTTTTTAAGAAGATGGGCGTCACGGCAGGGGCTCCAGACATCATCATCCTTGGGCAAATCGACGGCGAGCCTCGCGTCTGGTTCTTTGAGGTGAAGGCTGGGACTATGAAACGGCCCACCGATGTTCAGATGATCTTGCACGATAGACTCCGCGACCTTGGCTTCGAGGTGGCCGTGGTCCGCTCGTGGACCGAGGCTCTAAGGGTCTGTAATCTTTGGAAGCTGCCCCTGCGCTTTGCACGGGAGTATTTGACGGAGGCAAGCGATGGCAATACCTGAATGGCTAAAGGAAGCCGCCCGGCGGCGGACGGTCCTCCACGCCGGCAAGCCCAGCCAGAGACTTGGCGGAAAGGACCACGAAGTGGTCGGCATCGCTGGCGAGTATCGCTTTGCCCAGCTTTTCGAGGGGCTGGTTGTGGACACGGCCGTCAAGCCGAGCGGGGACGCCGGCATAGACTTTGTGGCCGCGTTCGATGTTGTCGGCGCGCCTACCGAGTTCAAGATTGACGTTAAGACGGCTCGCAAGCCTCACTATCTGCTCGTCAAGCCCGGCGACCTTCGGGCCGATATCTACGTGCTGGCCGCCTACGACGACGAGCGGGAAGAGGCGAGCATCGTCGGATGGGCATGGAGGGCTCATGTAAGGATGGCCCCGGTCAAGGTGCTGGGTGACTGCCCGCCGTCGCACGCGGTCCCCAAGGAGCACCTGAGGCCCATTGGCGAGCTTCTGGAGCGGTATGCGCCGCCCTTGACGGAAGAGACAGCATAGGCGACAAAGAGAAGGCCGGTGGGGGACAACCCACCGGCCTAACACAGCCACCCGACCAAGGAGCATGGCCATGCGATTTAGTGCGCGAAACATAGCGCCTTCTGACGACAATCACAAGACCGCCCTGTGACCATCCTTCGCCGCGAGGTGAGGCATCGCTTCACCACGATAGACAACGGCCTCGTTGAGGACCCTCGTCTGTCGCCGGAAGAACTCGGCCTGATGGTCTACCTGCTATCCAAGCCTGACAATTGGTCAGCCCAGCCGGCCGAGCTTATGAAGCGGTTCGATATGGGCAGAGACAGGTGCTACCGCATCATCAAAGACCTGATTGACAAGGGCTGGCTAGAGAAGCGGGAAAACCGCACCAGCGAGGGACAGTTTCAGGGGATAGAGTATATAATCAAGGAGGAAAACCCGCTTCCGGGAAACCCGCATGCGGTTAAGCCGATTGCGGAAAACCCGGACTCTAATAAAGACTTAGAGATAACAAAGACTGAGAATAACAAACACTCTGTGCCCGCTAAGGCGGGCCGTGTGTCGGTTTCTAAGAAACCTCGTTATCAACCCGCCTTTGACGAGCTATGGGGCGTCTTCCCCAAGCACCCGAACGCATCCAAGTCGGCTGCGTTCATGCTCTGGATGAAGCTGGACGCCGAAGACGCCATTGACTGTTTCCGGGGAGCCCAGTGTTACGCCTCGTTTCTGGCTGCCGAGCGGCTCAAGCGCCCAGATTATCCAGGCCTTCACCTAGCGACGTTTATCAGCCAGCGCCGATGGGAGGCGCACCTAGAGGCCCGTGTGTTGCAGAACGGCAACGGTCACGCGCCGCAAACCGAAGAGGAGAAACGAGCCAAGATACGCGAGCTGCAACTGAAGATTTACGGCAAAGCTTTCGAGGAGCACCCCCATGAACATCAGTGACGCTGAGATTTACAACAAGAACGCCTCGGCCTGGATCAGGGCCAACGAGAACACGGGCTTCGTGATCCATAGCGGAGAGAAGCCGCCGAACAACAACAAAAGCGAGTCGTGGGACTCGTGGTTCGCCTACTTTCAGAAGATTGGCCACGAGCGATTGCTGAAGGTCATGCGGGCTCACGAGAACCGGGTCTGGCTAGGCAAGGATGGCGTCACCGTTCCGACGGAGTGGCCGATAGACTTCGACCCGACGGCAGCCAAGCTCGTCCACCGTTACCACCCGCCCCGCATCGAGGGGCTGACCGATGCACAGAAAGCCGAGGTTGTCCGGCGAGCCATGACCAACGCCGGCTTCGTGCCAAAGGAGTATAGGCACGGCAAGCCGGTGTCCCCAGATATGCTGGTAGGAGAGGCTAGGCAGCGCCGCCAGGCCGAGATTGCCGCCGAGGAGACCAAGTTGGCTGAGATTAAGAAGATGCCTGTGCCGGGGCTCTCAGAGGCCGCGAAGGCTATCTTTAACAAGGACAAGCATGGAGCCTGACGACATGGCAAAGAGGCTGGCGGAGGCTATCGAAGCCTTCACCAGCCTCCCTGAGCTTCGTAGGCCAACCTACGCCTACTTCACCGGCAAGCCTGAATATCGAGAGTTACTCATTGCAGCCAAGCGTTACCGCGCGGAGACCGACACTTCACCCGGCGCGGCCTACGCCTACCAGCCTCGGCGCCGCCCCAAGGGCTAGCGCATGGACCAGAGCGGGGAGCCGCCGTTGTCGAAAGCCTTGGCGCGGGTGACGGTGGCGCCGGTGCAGCGGGCTAGCATCATCTCATGACGCGCCACAATCCACACTTGGCCGAGGTAGAACCGGAAAGCGTCGGCGTAGGTCTCGCTAACCAGCTTGCACTTCCTCGCCCGCCGATGGGCGTCCCGGACGATGGCGGAGAGATCGTAACGGCCTGCGGTAACGAATTGCGACATGTCTTGTCTCCTGCTGTGGTTTGTTTATAGTCCCGCTCGGACCCCATGTCAATGCACCGTGCATCAGATAGTTGGCCTGCGGATAACTCGTGCTGCTAGAACTCATGCTCGCTACTGCCCTGGTGACGGTGACGGACGGCGACACCATCCGGGCCAACGGCGAGCCTTACCGCCTGGTCGGGTTCAACACGCCTGAGCTATCCACGGGCAAGTGCGAGGCCGAGCGCAAGCTTGCCACCCAGGCCAGAGTGAGGCTGCAGCAGCTGG